TAGTCGGCCGCGGACATAGTTATACAAATAAAGCTTATTTAAGTTATCGACAGCAGGAGCCAAGGAGCTACTATAATAAAAATCTCCTCGATCATCTCTTCTTGACGAGTCCCATCGTGCTTCAATAACAGGCTTTTTAAAAAAGTATTGTGTTCCTCTCGCAAAGAATCGTTTTGTGTAGTAAGACTTTGTGGCACCGTTTGGGCGCGCCAATACACTTCCGCTAGCAAGACCAATAATTCCTACACTAGAGCCCGAATGATAGGCTTCTTGGCTTGCGGTTAATTGAATTCCAACGCCATAATTTGAATATGTCCCATCAATCCATTGCTCGACAAGCCGCGTAATATCTATTTCCAAGTCTTCTAGTCCAGTAGAAAAAGTTTGCTTATATGTGTTTGCGCTGGAAGTTAGATAATCGCCTCCCACCAAAGTCCACGCGGCATCTTTTGAAGCAGACATCCAGTTGGCGCCAGAATTTCCTTTCGTCTCGTCTTTATAGTTTTCCAGATCTAAACCAACGCCCTCTTCCCAAGAACGAGAAATTGGGTTTACTACTAATGTGTATTGTTTTGGAACTGTTTTAGAATGCTTCGCATTAAAGACTCTAAGATAAAAGCTCACGCTGCCACTTGCGGGGATGCGGCCGGCTGATCGGTCCGTTGTGATTCCGGTCATTGGGAATTTAATGGCGGCGCGAGATAGTTCTTGAGAACCACTAGCCTCTCTTCCATAAATCGAAAATACCTCCATAACATCAGCTTCACCCATGTTGGAGCCGGTTCCCCGATATCTTAAGTTTGGCTTAAAGGCATTAACAATCGTAGTGTCAGCATCGGCTGTGTATCTTTTGACTCCCATTATCTAATTTTTCCTCGAATATCTTGTGTTGGATATTTAATTTCTACAATTCCGTTGTTAGGAACCATTAGATAGCTTCCATCAGACGATAAATTAGTGTTAATCTGCAATATTGTATCAGCATAAGAGCCGCCGACTTTATTATTAAGTTTTACCTTTACAACATCTAAAACTCCATTAACATTTTTAAGTGTCTCGTATACTTCGCTAATATAAAAGGGTTCTCCAATAAAAAAGTCTTCATTATATTTGCTTGCTATTGTGTTAATACATCGATTTAATACATCATATTTATCAGCACCCGCTTGTGCCTTTACAACGAAATCAATTCCAAGATTAATAATATAAGGATCAAGAATATCAATCGTATCGTTGATCATTCTATATTGATTTAACCATGTTTTAATGTTATTTTTAATAGTTTGATTAGTTTTTGTTAGGTTGCCATATTGGTCTTCAGAAACCACATACATATTTAAGTTTCTCTTTAAGGAATTCGGATCTTTTTGTGTCGAAACTCTCTTAACAGAGCCAAACTTTGCCGGCATCCTATACGTTAAGTTCTCATAGTCTGCCTGGGTGACCGCGCGATTTTGTGTGGGAAAGGTATCAAAAATTCTTCTTTTAATTTCTGCGCTATTAGGACTTGTAACATTTCCAACAATTGGAATCTCATTGATAACTTCAACATTATTGCGAATATTTTGTAATGTTGGAAGCGAAAGAGAAGTCTGATCTTCATATTCAAGCAACGCATTGGCAACCTTATTGATTCCTCCAACAGCAACATTAGAATTTGCTGGGTTTGTTGTTCTATATGTTATTGTTAATGTTGTATTGGCTGGGACAAATCCAAAACTCTCATTTTTAGACAGCCTTGAAGGATCAAAAGTTGTATCTGTTACATAATCCTTTCCAAATATTTCCAAAGCTACGTTTTGAGGATTAGCAATAACACCGGTTTCATCAGCTTTTCCACTACCAAATTGTAAGTATACGTTGCTTCTGTCTCGTTCAACTACAAATTTTCTAGAAATCAAAACAGGCTTGATCACGGAAGGTACATTATCATTTTTAAAATTCTCATTGGCTACTTCTTTAAAAACTATATCTTGCGACAAATAATCTACTTCAAAATAATCATTTCCTTCTGAATCGACTACGGATATAATTTCTGAAATGTTTGCGCTCCCTATTTTAACATTCAAATATCTTTCATAAGGTCCAATTGTAATTTGTTTTCGTGAAAAATAACCTGATACAACGTTACCATAAGCTTTAATGGCAAATTGTGTAGGAGCATTCGTTGATTGATCAGATTGTGCAATTACAACTGGATTTTGAGGAGCCGAGAAATCTACATTTTCCAATAATACAAAACTTAATCCAGTTTGGGATGTAAATCGGCTTCCTTTCTTAAGAATTGGAATATATCTTCTGTCTGGTCCGATACCAGTGGCGCTTGCGGGCACCATTACAAATAACGCAACTTGTCCGTATGTTGAGGGCCGGCCGGTGTCTTTATAACCCATAATACGGCCATGGCGCAATATATTAGAACGTTGGTAAGCTGTGTCTAAAAAGGCTTCGTTAACGTTATAATCCAAGTACAGTGATAGTTGGTCTCCTACATATGCAGTAGCATCTAACATTATGCTTCCGAAAGAAGCTTCACTAAAGTCTTGGAAAGTATCAGGATAGAATCTTTCCGCAATTTCCATCAAATCTTGACGGATACTATTAAACTCTCTGTGGGTGTAGTCGATTGGTAAAATCTTTTTTTGATCGTCAGCCATTAAAAATCCTCAAATTAAATAGCAAATTCTAGCGAATCTAGAACTCCTATGCCTGGTATTTTATACGTAATCCTTATAGCTAAAGTATTAATATCAATATCACTTGTAAAAAACTGGATATTTGTTAGAGCTACCACAGGTAAGTAGATCTTAACTTGTTCTCTAATTTTATAATCAATTGATGATTGTATACCTTCGCCCATATTAGCAAATAAATAAGTCTTAAGACCTACACCAAAATTTGGTTCCATTACTCTCTCGCCAGGAATTGTAAGCAACAACATCTTAAAATTTTGCTTTATCATCTCGGATATTGACTTGATCATAGTAAAGCCATCCCCGGAATCTAATGTTAGTGGTAATCTTACGCCTAATGAAGACATTTTGCTGTTCCTATATCTAAATACTTATTCATCTAATTTCTTGCAGATTTTCCATTGTTTTCCAAATGGTTTTGGTCTAAATTTTCCTCTCTTCAAGGATGGAATGACATTCGCGCCGGCTTGTGGCAGATAAAAGCTCTTTAGCATCCGCACTTTAGACCGGGACGGTCGTTCGTCTGTTAAGCGATCTCCAGGCTTAAAATTGCGGGAGTAATAATAAGTCTTAAATAGTTGTTTTAGCCTGCTTCTTGATTTTCTTAATATGTCCTGATCCCATGAATCCCACTCTGCCTCGCCGGCGAAGACGCCCATTCGCGGCCTTCTAAAAAAGTAGCTTCGCCATCCGTCATTGCCGCCATAATAATCACTTATATTAAGTTTAGATAAATCGCCATCGTTGTCGTTGAAGGCATCTATAAATCCAGAAGTATCAAAATGCATTCCTGGTTTGCCGGTTTGGGTGTGCCATTCATCGGTCGCGCCGTCGATAGTGGGTTGCTCGTCGGCTTTGGCCGGGTCTCCTGTTGCCGTAGGGGAATAAACTATTTCTCCAATTGAGGGAAGAAGGGCCATATCAGTATAAATAGCCGACATTGCTGTATATTTATTTATCGGGAAAATGAATTCCGTAACCATTCTAAATCGCAAATCTTCAAGAAGCTTATTGATCAAACACAACAGCAACTTAGAACTAGGTTCAGCGATTGTGAAATCTTTAATAGATGTGTCCAAGGCATCAATCTCTACATTTGTAAGTACAAGTGTTTGATTTGAGTTGTGATCGGGGGCATAACTAAATTCTAGGCCATGGCGAACGCCAAATTTACCTTTAAGTCCTATATCTCTTTCGGCCTGGGTTGCGCGGGGGGCAGTGGGTGCGGCGCCAACAACACCGCCAGACTCTCCTGGTGTTGTGCCCGGCACAGACTCTGTAAGAACCTCTAAAGATCCTGGCCAATGGTCCGAAAGGTTAGAGGCGGCATCTTCTTGTTGGACCCTGGCCAAGCCGGCGCTGGTTGACATTTTTTCTCCATCGATGCTAATGTATTTTCGAATTATGAATTTATTTCCAGTGGAGCTGACCAAAGAATCATAATCATCAATATCGCCTATGTGCGTGCCAGTGCCATCACTTACTTTAATTTGGTTAACATATACACCAAGCACATCATGTGCCACTGCTATATGTTCTTTACCCACCATGAACATCTTTTCTCCATCGTCACCAACGTTGGTGTGGTAATAGCCGACATAATCATCGCCGGCCGCGAAGATGCTCTCAGGATCTAAAACACTTTCTACATAAAGCTCGCCACCATTGGTATAAAAGGGCTCCGTCCTTGTTTCCAAATCGGTCCCTTCAATA